ACAAAGTAAAATAACAAAGTAAAATAACAAAGTAAAATAACAAAGTAAAATAACAAAGTAAAATAACAAAGTAAAATAACAAAGTAAAATAACAAAGTAAAATAACAAAGTAAAATAACAAAGTAAAAAAAACTTATTTTTTCATAGTATTTATTGTTACAATTAATACAGTAACTGCTAAAATACTCCAAAACATATAACTATAATTTTCTTGTAAAACTATTAAATCAGTGTTAGTTAACATACCATTTATATCATTTAAAGAGAGTTTTTTATTCATATTAGTCATTCCTTCTATATTATTAGATTGTATTTTATTATTAATATTTTTATACATTGCTATACTTTTATTAAATTCCTGTTCATTCATATTTAATTTTTCATATATTTTATTATCTTGATTATATAAATTTTCCATTTCTGAAGCAATTTGTTGACCCAAATTGAACAAATTATTTTTTATTTGATCATATTTATCCATATTTTCTTTAGAAACTGGTTTAGAATTAGCACTACAATCTGTATCTACTTCCATATTTGGACCTTTTGAATAATTATCATATTGTATTGTATCAACATCTACTATTTCATTTGAACAAGTAGAAGAACCTTTCAACTTTGGTTTTCTTACTCCTAATACTAAAGTATTATTAATTTGTTTATCTCCTTTTGGATAAGCATTGCTATTTTTCAACCAACACATTGACGTATTAGACTGATAAACAAAAGCAGCACAGCTTATATTATTATCACAACCAGTTTTACAATCATCTATTGTTGATGCTTGAAGTGTTGATAAATCATTGCCTCCTGAATCATAACCCTGATATAATTGATAATCATTTGAATAACTTATCATTGAATCAGGGTATTCTTTTAATTTTGAATCAGAATCTATATATGCTAATTTACCCAAATTATTTTTATTACCAATAGAATTTAATTTATAAACCGCATTTATATCTTTATCACCATAATAATTATTATTATTTTTATTACAACCAGGTTTTATTTCTGATGTATATAAAACTAAATTACCATCTGTCCCCATAATTAATTTCATTGAACCATCATTTGAACCAATCCATTCTCCAGCAACTAATGTTTCATTATTTTTTAAATAATTTCTACCATATTTGCCTTTTGTTGAAACCCAATCTGAATTAATAGATTTTTGTTGTCCATTCGTATTTGAACACCAAATAGTACCTTTATTTTCTGAAGGATCGGAACCTCTATTTAAACAAAGATTACCATCGTCTTGTAAAATTAAAAAAAATACACAATTACTTACCTCAGTTGTACAATCAAAATTAATGTTAGTTCCTCCGTTTATTTCTCCTGTTTTAAACGCACCATTACCACATTGATATGAATAATTAAGAGTTTTACTACAACAATATGCTGGATCTTGTCCTGTCCAATCTGTTAAAGGATTATAAGTCCAATTTGTTTGATTTAGCATATTATTTGCTTTATTTTTCAAAATATCATTTAAATTTCCTACTATTCCATCAGTTCCATAACTTTGATTGGGATTAGGATTACCACAATCAATATTTAATGGTTTTCCTACACAATTACCACCAAAACTTCCTTGAATTGTATCCGGATTTACATAACCACCATTTAAACAATCTTGAGGTGGATTAGGTGATGACCAAACTACTGTACCCGAACTATCATTAATATTCAATGTTCCTTCTGAACTTACGTAACAAGTTGTAGCATTTGTTCCCGATGTATTTGTTTCCCATAGAGGAATAGCTGTTGTTTGATTCGTACCATCGCCATACATCTGTGTTCTTGATATATCGTTAGAAACTACACATGTTGATAGTCCATTGGATTGATAATCAGTTGTACCGAAATACTGATATCCATTATCAATAGCATATTGTTGACATTGGTCAAATGATGAATTTCCAATTAAATTTGTTGCCAAAGTCATAGCCATTGTATCATTACTAGTAGTTAAAGAATTTGAAAATAAATTCCATTCAGCTATTTGTACTGAAGAACGATTAGATGTTTGATCATCATTTCCAACCCTATCAACTAACAACATAAAGACATTAAATTGATATGTATAAGCAGGAATAGAATAAAATTTTGGAGATGAATTGATAAATTGTTGACCTTCTTGTCTATCTATTTGATATGCTTGATTGTTATAAAAACCTAAAACATACCAACTATTAGGACTACTTGTTGAAAAAGAATCCATCCTAGGTGATATTGAATATTGCGTTAAATTAACTAAATTAGGATTAGTAATCGTTAAATATTCACCACTAACTGTACCTAAATTTATTATGTTCCAAGAAGTCATTCCTTCATATATACCTGTTTCAGAATTATATTTATTATTAATAGAATCCTCACTACTCCAAAATGTATTAGGATTTTGGTCAAATGCGGCCCAAGGTCCAAAAGTGTCATTATTATTCAAATAAATACTTGAACTCCCAGATATAAATCCATTTACTGAATTACTTGAATTCATTATTGGAACAATATTAATATTTGTTATAAATGGTTTGTCGTTATAACATCCTATATATGAGGAACTTGGATTATCTATTAATGTTGACGCATATATATTTTTTCCTTCATTACCACAACTTTCGCCACTAATCATATTTTCACCTACTATTAATGTAGGATTCGTTGGAATAAGAGATCCAGGAACATAGGATGTTAACCATGGAATCGCTAGATTTATAATATCCTTTTCTAAAGGACAACCATTTTTTCCAGAATTATTTTTTAATATATCAGAAGTAGAATATGGTTTAGCTATACCTTGATTAGTAACATAACATATAGTTCCATCAGTAAATTTGATATTTTTATTTAAATATTTATTATTGTTAGTTCTATTAATTACTTCTAAACTAGAATCACCAAGAGTTTTTTGAATTTGATTGTATTGTTGTATAAAATTTTGATATTTATTTTGTAAACTGCGTAATTGATCAAACTGTTGTTGATTCGCTTTATTATTATTATTTATCAGTTGGCGTTGATTTTGTAATACTGATTTGAAACCATCATCTTGAGGCCTTAATAACATTTCATCTTGTTCATTTACAAATCCTTCTTTTAAACTTTGTATTGATTTAATTGTCTTTTTTATTTTATTTTGATAATTATTAAATTGTTTTCCTTGATTTAATGATATTTTAAATAAATCAGTATTCATTTCTAATATAAATAAATAGAAAAATATATTTATTTACATTTTTATAAAGAAGTAATAAGTAATAAAGAAATAATAAAGAAGTAATAAATTATTATTATTAAGGACTAGGCAAATTACCAGTTTTCATTAAAATTATCCACATTAATACTAAAATACACATAAAAAATCCACTAGATGAAGTTAAATTAAATGTTAATGTTACAAAAGCTGATATAATAAAAAGCCATATATAAAATGATAAAGAAGGAGATGGCAAATTGAACATTTTATTAATTGTCATCAATAAAACAATAAATGTAATCAAAAACCAAAAACGATTAGAAATATTTTGTTCATCTGTATAAATATTTTCATTTTGGTTAAATGTGTTAACAGCATTATATTCTTGCTTTTGTTTTTCCATTTCTGATTTTTGTTCCAATAATTGTTGATAAGATGTATTTAATTCTTCTTGTTTTTTATTTTTTTCTTCTATTTGTTCTTTTATCTGAGGATTTATTTTTAAAAGAGATTCTGATATTTCTTTATTTAAATTTATTAATTTATCATTCAATACTTTCATTACACTAATTGCTGCGGTTTGTTTTTTAATTAAAGCAGAATCTGAATCTAACCCAGTGCTTATTGATCCATTACCGGATCTTGTCCAACAATATCTTTTTACTGGATTAAATGTAGCGCCACTACATTTTTCATCAGACGCGCACATAGATATACATTCAGATTCATTTGAAACAGTACCTTCTTTTAAACCTTGAGTCCCCCACCAAGTTCTACCTTTTAATGAAGTAAATGAAGAGTTATCAGAATAATTATTTGAATTGCTATCTTCTAATGAAGTTATATAATTTTGAACAGCTTCTTGATATTGTTGAAGAGTAACTTCATAATCTTTTTGTAAAACTTCTATTTTTATTAAAGCTTCTTTTGTTTTATCATCATTTATTTGATTGAAATCATCCATAATATATAATATATATAAATAAAGAAAAGTTATATTTTTAAGATATAGTTTTTATTAAGATGCTTCTAAAATTATACCCAGCAAAAAAAGAGACCAAACTAACAAATGGTAATATAAAATATATATTATTTATAGATGGATATTCATGTGAATTATCTATATCTATATTTTTTAAAATACTATCAATACTATCAATACTATATTTTTTATTATTACTAGAATAATTTTCTTTAATTTCCTTCAACGAATTAATTAATGATTTTTTTATATAATTGTCTAATTCTGAATTAATAATTGGTTTCTTTAATTTATTACCAAAATAAAACATAAACTATATATTTAAAAATAATACAAGTTATTTACGAATTATTTAGATTTAATTACCTTGGATTTAAAAAATGTTGCTAATATTACACCTACAATAAGTATTCCACATATTAATTCAACATTATAATAATATTGTTTATTATATTCTTCTTTAGAATCACTTATCAAAACTTCAGAACCATTTTTAGTATTTTGTAAATTTCCAAGTAATTTCATTGATTCATCATATATTTTCTTTTCATTATTTAATTTAATTGAAACCTCTTTCATTTGATTGTTCAAAATTTCAATATTCTTACTGATATCATTTGTAGTTATAAATAAATCTTTACTTATAGACTGTAATTGTCCTTTACTATTAACATAATAATTTTGAAATTCATTAACTTCTGGATTTTTATTATAATAAACATAATATTTTTTAAAATCATCTAAAGCTGAAAAAAATTGTTTTTCTATATTATTTATTTTTTCATCAAATTGTTGTGATTTATTAGGAATTTCATTAGTATTCATCATGTTTTTATATATAATACTTTTTTATTTTATTTTTTTTATATACAAATTCTATAATATGGAGCTGAAATAGCTGTCTTACTTGGTCTAATTATTTCACATACTTGTCCTGGTCTAATACCAATTGCTTGAGAAACTGGATCAAAACGTGAAATATCTGGAAATTGAATATCATTTACAATATTATATCTATTTTTTATTTGTATTGTTTCATTTATGGATAAAACACGATGAGAAGGTACTAAAATATGTTCCAAAATATTAAATTGTAATCTTTTTAATGGTACAATAATAATAAATATTTTATCTGTCTCCCAAATATGTTTTACTGTATTTATTAATGTTTCATTCACTTCATCTTTTACAATAATAAATAATGTATCATCTTTTGATAAAATTTCTTCAACATTGAATAAATCATCAATCATTTCTTGTAAATTATTGGGTCTTAAAGCTTTTGCTAAATAATATCTTATATATATTTTGTTTTTGACCTCGTTTGTATTTTTTTCTAATATCATATCTAATTGGTTATTTATTTTCATAGTATTTACTTCATTTATACTAAAACCTTTATATTCTGAAACATTGTAATCTTGTTTTTCCATTAATTCTAGAACAACATTTCTGGATTTATATATTTGAGAAATTAACCTACTTGTGTTTTGAGTTGCCATTCTTATTATAATATAAACATATTGATTTTATTTTGTTTCAATTTTAATTTATATTTTTTATTATTTTAAAATATTATTTTTTTTGTATTACTACTACTACTAGTTGTATCATTTGTATTCATATCATTTGTATTCATATCATTTGTATTCATATCATTTGTATTCGTGTCATTTGTATTCGTGTCATTTGTACTTGTATTTATATCTAATTTGTCTTCTACAGATAATAAAGGCAATTTTTTTGTTAGTTCTTCTTGTATTGAAATAGGTTTTTTTATTGTTATTAATGGATCATCCATTTTTCCTTCCAATTTACTAAATTCTTTTGACATTGATTGATATCCACCTTTTAATACTTCTAATTGTTTTCCAACTGGTAAAGCATTAAAATATGGTTCTAAAACATTATCATTTTGATTATTATTATTGGTTGAAAATATTTGTTCTTCCATTGAATTTTCTTGTCTACCGCTTTTTTTTATAATTTCTCTCATAACTATTTCTCTTTCATTTGGTTCCATTTGTAATATTTTAGATTGACTTTCCCCATTTAACATATTAAACGAAGCATTCATATTTGGATCTGAAAATAAATTTATTGATCCCCCTGAAAAGGGATTATATGGAGTTCCTGGTTCAGGTGGTGGTGTTTCTGTTTCTAGTCCAGATGGAGGGCTAAATGAAGGTGTACGAGGATTAAATGCTGGAGAACCGGGGGCCGTTGGGGGTGATTCTGGTATAAATTCTTGATCTTCTGATTCAAAGTTTTGAGGTTCAACACTTATCACTTCTTTTTCTTTATTATTCTTTTCATTCTTTTCATTATCAACTATTCTAATTTTTGTTTCCATTTCTAATTTATAGTTTTCAATAATTTCTTTTATACTTCTTTCAGCTAAATCTCCTGGTTCTATATGTAATAATTTATCTATATTTCTAGATTGATAACATAAATTTGTTAGTTGATCTATATTGTCCTCTGTAATAATTCTCATTTGTATATTCATTACTTGTAATTCTTGTATTAATAATTTCAAAGCATATGGAATTCGTAAAACACTAAATGAACGTCCAAATTTACTGATAGCATCCAATATTTCTTGACCTTCTACATTTTTATTAAATACTAATGGTCCATCAGCAAAAGGACTCAAAAATAAGTTTTTATCTGGATTATAAACAGCTATAGCGCCTGTTTTATTACATACTGCCATATAATATTGATCACCTCTTACCATATAAGATTCATTTAAGAAATAGGATAAACCATGTCCCATAATTCCATCACGTTCCATTTCACCTATTTTTAAACCACCGTCATTAGCTCTACCTTGATTTGTTTGACGAGTTAAAAAGTTACGTTTACCTGTAGCACGATAATTAATTTTATCTTTTACCATATGTTTCAAACGCATATAATATGTCGGTCCTATAAATATTTCCGAATATATTTGTTGTCCTGAAAAACCATTATATAAAATTTGATTACCACTATGATGATATCCAACTTTTGTTAACATTTGCCCATATGTATCATAATTTGATCCTTTTGTTGAAAATGCTGTACAATCACCATATGCGCCATACATACAACAAGCTTTTCCAAATAACGATTCTACTAATTGTCCAATTGTCATACGCGATGGAAGTGCGTGTGGATTAATTATTAAATCGGGTCTTACACCATCAGATGTAAATGGCATATCTTCTTCAGGAATTATTATACCTATCGTGCCTTTTTGTCCAGCGCGACTATTTCCTATGAGCATAGATGGTGCGTAATTATTCTCTCTCATATAATATAAATGTGACGTTGGCATTTCTATACAATACACTTTTCCTTCGTAATCTATTAATTCTTCCTTATTGGATTCGTTTACTTTTTTATTGATAAATGGTTGATTTTGCTTACGAATAATACTAACCTTATAATATGTATTTTTTGATTCAATTAAATGAAATTTTTCTTTATTTTTACCAGAGCCTCTAATCATATGTGGTGAATCTCCAGGTTCAGCCGCTATTTTTGTAATTCCAGACCAGCCACAATGAACTGCCAATCTACAAATATCATTAGCTAATCTTAAACTTATTGTGCCATAACGTGAAAACCCATCATTATACGTGTGACCGTCACCTTGTAATAAAGCATCAATCAATATAATACTTTGTCTTTTAGATAAATTCCAAACATAGTCTGGTAAATATTTATTTAATGCTCCAACACTTAAATTATCAAGATGTACGTATATATCTGGATATGGTCCTTTTAATATACTAAAGTTATAATTAATATTATCATATTTATATTTTATTCCAAGTTTTGTCAACATATTTGTATTAAATGCTATTTTTCTATCTTTTAATGCTGAAATATAAATAGCTCCTGAATTAGTAGACCCATCCGCAATAAACATACCTAATAATTGTAACCAATCATCCATTTTATATAGTTTATCGTCAATCTCCATCCATTCAATATCTGGATATACATTTTCCATAGATTTTTGAAAACGAACCATTTTACCAATTACATCTTGTGCTTTAATTAGTTCATAATCTTTATCACCTTTATTTTTTTCCCTGCGCTTAACATACAATTTATGATTTAATGTACAAACAACTTCAACTTGTTTATTTTTAACACTATACATTGGACCATTATGATTATATTCAAATTTAGCTGTAGGATATTCATAACACATATTACCGTCTACATCTAGAGTAGCTACTTGATGTCTAGCAATATCAATATGTTGAATTTCAACCCAGCCTTCATTTGTTAAAACTTGTTGTGTTGGTAAGGCACAAGCCATCTTATCACCAATGGCTGGTAATCTTTCTTCACGAACTCTAACTTTAGCAATTCTAAAACCCTCTTCTCCTTCCGTCATGAATGCTTTATCAACAAATCCTAATTGTCCTTTTTTAGTTGTAACAGAATTATCAATATAACTGCCTTTTTGGTCGGGACTTGTAGTGACTTCTCCTATTATTATAATGCGATCATCAATTTCTGTATTTTCTTTTACTAAACCAAATTTATCCAATTTACTATAATCAAAACCATCTTTGATACCTTTTACATTTGGTTTAGATTCAATATTTGAAAAAAATGTATTAACTGACGCTCCACTAACTTTTGAACTTTCTTCTCTGGATTCATATGTAGTATAATAAGTTGTTCTAAAAATACCTCTTTTAACAGAACCTTCATTTATTAATATAGCATCTTCAACATTATATCCGGTATATGACATAATAGCAACAATAGCATTTACACCATATGGTTGTTCTTCATGATTTATATACTCTAAATAACGGGATTTTACAAGAGGAGTTTGACCATAATTTAATATAACTCCCATTTTATCCATTCTCAGCTGGAAATTGGAATGATAAACAGAAACAGCTTGTCTACTCTGACCACAAGAAAAACAATTACGAGGATAAGGATTTTCTTCAGGATAAATAATAGAATTACCCATAACACCTAATATTAATGATGGATCAATTTCACAATGTGTATAATATTTATTTGATTTTAAATCTTCTGGTCTAGTACATATCAAAGCATTTTCTTCTTCTGAAGTATCTAGATAATCAATTATCGCACGATTTTTTTCAAAAAATTCTAATAAATTTTCTAATGAATTATAACCAGGATATAATGTGTTTACATCATATAAAATATTATTACGAACATTAAAATATGTATCATTTTTCTTTTCAAATCCAGAAATAACTTGATTCCATGTATATTTTCTAGAATCCAATATATCCTTAATTGTTCCATGATCATATGAAAGTTTACTATATATAACTTTTCCATTATCTTCTATTTTCATATCTCTATAAAAAATTGGTCTAGTCAATCTTCCACTATCGGTATAAATATAAAGAATATTAGATTCATAACTGAATGATATACTAGTGAAAACGGGTATTACGCCATTTCTTCTAAAAAGTTTTAATATATTTGTGCTATGAACTGGATTATCTACGACACCAACCCAATTACCATTTACAAAAACTTTTGTTGAAGAAGCTAGAATATTTGGTTTACACTCATTTAAAAGTTTTAAAGGTGTATTTGCTCTTAACCATTTAATAATAGGATATGAAGAAAATCCATTTGTTATAGCAGTGCTAATAGATATATGTTTATGTAAACCAATATTTGCGCCATCAGGTGTATCTACAGGATCAATAATTCCCCATTGTGTGCTATGTAATAAATGTGGACCAACAATTTTAGCAGTTGGGTCTAAAGGTAAATTAATTTTACGTAAATGAGAAATATATGTAAACCATGATAACCGATTTAAATCTTGTACTAACCCTAATCTTTTAGTATTTACATCGGCACCCCAATTACCTTTAAATCCTTTTTTAAATCCATCTTCTAATAATCTATCTTTAAATAATTCTTTCAAATTATCTTCAATCAAACTAACAAAAGTAGTTCTATATTTACCAGGATGGTAATAAAATTCTTTATCAATTTTTAAGAAAATA